CTTTGTAGAGGCAGTTGCCGGCGGTGGCCGCATCCCAGATCGAGATCCCGGTAATCGTCACCGGACCGTAACCGCTGTTAACGGCCGGGAAGGTGATCGTGGCAATGTTAGTTGCCACGGCCGGATCTGGGCCGCTTGACGCATTGAAGTTGATGGCCTGGCGCGCGTAGGAAGTCCAATTGGCTTCAGTCGTCGCGATCGTGGCCTTAGGTTCGCCCGGGTCGACCGGCGTGCTGCCGCCGCTGGCGTGCAGCGCCAGGTACAGTTGGGCGGGCGAATTGTACGATCCGTTGCCGGTCATGTGGTTCAAAAGCAGGGCTGCCCCTTCGTTGCAAAGTGCGCTCATTGGTGGCTATCCTCAGAATCGTAGGCGCGGGATTGCGCGGTTTCGTGTCCAGTTTCGGGTGACTGATTCATGCCGGGCGTGGTTGACCCCGACGTTGAACTTCATCCGCTCGGCATTGGCCTTCTCGTCGCTGCTCCACGGCTTGTCCGGCATCGAATACAGGATTTCGCGGGCGCCGTGCGAGATCACGTCGTACCACTCCTCCCGGATCGAGTCCGGAAAGGATTCCGACGCGCGTTGCGGGACGACCACAACGAACAGTTTCAGCACCTGGCTAACTGTTTCCGGCGTGGTCGGGATCGGGTGCAGCAGGATAGTCCGCGAATCAGGCGTGACAGCGTAGTGCCGCGGCTGCCGCGCGGTTGCCGTGCTGTCATTCATCACCTGCGCGTAGGTCAGCGGCGCCACCGGCATCGGCAGCCGGCCAGATACGCTATGGCTTGCGTCCAGCACTCTTTCGACGCGACCATTCAGGCTCGGCCGAAGCCGGTATTCACGCACATTCTCGCGCGTCTTGATCTCGATCCACTCGCGCCATGCGCCCGAGCGCCGGCAAAACTCGATGAGCGCCTGTTGGATCGCGTCCTTGATCTCCGGGTTGATCGCTTCCGGCGTGTAAGGTCGGACGTTCTGGATGAGGTCAGATAGCTGTGCCACTGTTCCGGATCTCACGGTTCGGGTTGACCAGGCCGCGCGCACTCCACTCCATGCCGATCGCGGCCGCGAAGGCTCTTGCGTGCGCCTCTGCGCGCGGACCAGCGGATCCGAAATCGGATTGCTTTGACAGCGCGCGGAACATGGTCCAGTCTACCAGCGCGTTGGTCCAGATTTCGGGAACGATCAGCGGAACTCCGGCCGCGACGGCTGTCGGCGTCATCAGGGCAACGACCGCCTGGACCATAATCGTTGACTCCGGACCCGGGTAGACCCAGAACGACCGGCGATCAATCTCGGGCTCATAGACGTAGTGCTCGACGATCGGGCCGGTTTCCTCATGCCATCCTGGCCGAATCGCGTCTAGCGCCTTCCTTGTAGTCAGCGTGATCGCCTGGCCGGCGTCCGGAGATCCCTGATTTCTGATGATCCTGAGCAGCCGTGAAAACGACGCATCCAGCGTCTGCTTGGTCCCGGCGACCAGCGGAATGTTCATCACGGTCGAAACCGAGTCCGGCACGTTCTTCCCGATCAGCTGCTGCGCATCCGCCACCCACAGCAGCAATTCTGCTTCCGGCCAGCGGACTTTCTCGAGGTCGAACAACAACGAGGCTGCTCGACTCACGATCTCGTTGGCCGTGATGGTCACTCGGCGTCGCCCCGAATCAGCGCGGAAACGTCATCGCGCACGGTGTCGGCGCTCTTGCGGCCGTCGATCTGAACGCCGAAGTTCTCCAGCGCGATCTCAGCCAGTGCGGTCTTGGCGTCCCTCGCCGGCATTGCCAGCGTGGCCTTGACCTGATCCAGGAGGCTGTTGCGAATTTCCTGCAGCGGGTCGGGTTCCTTCTCGCCGCCATCGTCCTTGTCTTCGCCGGCATTGCCAACGTTTGCTTGCGCCTTTGCGGCGTCTGATTTGGCCTTAGCGCGGATGTCGGCCGGGCTTCTTCCAATGTCCTCGAGCTCGGCAGCCGCGTCGGCGCTGTTGCCGGTCTTGGAATCGAACACCGTCCAGCGGCCATTGGTTTGCTTGTCCGCAGAATCCCGAAGCACGCGCTTGAGCAACTGCTCGGTCGAAACGAAAATCACGCCAGATTCGTTGTTCCTGATCATTTTCATAGGGTCATCCTTTGAAAACCCGGCCCAAGCGGGCCGGGTGTTGAGTCGGCCAATCAAGGCCAAAGATTACGGCGTACCAGGGGTAGCGTACAGCAGCGACATCGCGTCGGTCTTGATCGTGTTGAACCCGTAGACGTTCAAGCCGCGGGCGAACGAGCCGAACTTGCGCTCGGCGCGGATCACCTCGGATTCGGTCAGCTGGCTCGCGAAGGTCAGAGACGAACGATGGCCGAAGATCACGTTCGTGGCCTTATTGGCGCCGTCCGTCACCATCGACAGCTGGTTGCTGATGAACAGCTTGAAGTTCGCCAGCTCGCCGATATACCGCTTGCGCAGCAGATCCTCGTTGCCGCCGGTTATCAGAGCGTTTCGCTCCGGCGATGCGTAGATCATGTTCGCAATCCAGGGCGGGATGACGCCCCAGCGATCACGGACCGGCACCTTCGCCTCGTCGAGCACGGTCGCAACATCACCGATCTTCTGGATGATGTTGGCCGGGGTCAGGCCGACCGGCGTTCCGGCAACACCCAAGTTGAACATGCCGGTACGAACACCGGCCGTTGCGCCCTGGTTGTCTGCGGAAACGTCGGCGTAGATCTCGCCCAGCACGACTTCGTTGACTCGCTCGTTCATGCGCTCGGCCGCGTCCAGCGTCCACTCCTCCAGGAACTGGACATCGGACTGTGCCTGATCCAGATCCTTGATGAGGAAATTGAAGTAGTGGCCGCGATCAATCAGCAGGCTGGTCATCGGCTGGTCGGGCTGCTGGATTTCCAGATCCTGACCGGCCACATAGTCGTGGATTTCAACCTTCGGACGCATCCGAATGTTGATCTTGTCGCCGAACGAGCTGATTTCGCCCTCGTAGTCGGTGTTCGCGATCGCTTCGAGGACGGAGCTTTCGTAGAACTCTTCGACGTACAGCGGCGACCAGATTTCGGGGATCAGCAGGGAGCCATAGCCCTGGATTCCGGGTGCTACTGGATACATTTTCATTCTCCTGATTGGCGCCCGGTGGCCGGGCGCTGGTCAGGCGTGGAGCATCAACCCTGGTGCACGTCGTTGATCAACCGCCCTTCGGCGGCCGCGAGGCGAAACCTTCGGCGGACTTCCGCCAGCTGCTGCTCCTTGCCCTTGTATTTCCCCTGGCCGGCCGCTTTTTCGATTCGCTGGAGCTCCGATCGCCGAAGCATCGGGGCACTGCCCGTATGCTTTTGGTGAACCGAATCTCCGGCGCCTCGCGGGGCGTCCGGTGGGGGTGCTTGGTGGGCGCCAATCTCTCGCTCAAACTCTTTCAGGAATGCAGCGCAGCGGACGGCATCGCCGGCACGATAGGCGTCCATATAGTACACGCCCTTTTCCCGTCCGGTGTTGCCCTCCAGCTTATGCAGGAACTGCTCGGTAAACCGCGGATCGGCGTCTACCACGCGCCAGTTCGGAACCAGGTCCGTCAGCTTCTCCTCGAATGTGGCGGCTTCGACTCGTGCAAGCCGCTGCTGGAGCGACTTCACTTCCGACTGCGAGCTGGCAGAGCTGTTTCCCCTGCTGGCCAGAGCCATGATCGACTCCACCGCGGACTCCGGCAGTTCGTCCAGTAGCGCCTCGCGGATCTTGTCCAGATCGGCGTTGCTGGTCGGGCCTGCCTTCTTTTCCGCTTCGAGTTGCTGCTCCAGGTCGCGGATCTGCTGCTGCAGACGTGGTACTTCGGCATCGTACTTGCCCTTCAGTACCCGGTTGGCCTGCGTCAGCCGATCAATCTCGGCCTGGAATCCCTGATCGCCTGACGGTGATGGCGTCGGCGGATCCTGCTGCTGATCACCTGCGGGCTGACCACTTCCCAGGTATTCCGAAAGGTCCGGAGCCTGTTCCGAGGTCACGGGCGGCGGATCCTGCTGGACCTGCTGCTGTGAGCCGTTGTTTTGCTCACCGCCCTGCTGTCGCTCCCGCTGTTCCTCCTGCTTCCTTATGAGTTCGCGCGCATTGGCGCTTGCCTTCTTCACTGCGTTTGGTCGAGCCACTGTCTTTTCTCCTGAGCCCTTGCGGGTGTTCCTGAGTCCTGCGGGAGCCGCGATTCCTTGCTGCGGTGTTCCCCGGTGGACGTAGTGGTCCCTTGCTCACGGACAATCTCCCGGTTTTCTGCCGTCCTCGGAGCCGCCGTCGCGGTTTTCGTCGGGCCGGCGCAGAGCCGGGTTACATGCCCGATCACTCGGGATATATGCGCGTCAAACACGCACTC